CATGAGTCCGAGGATCAGGTCGTGCGCTTCGCCCCAGCGGCACCGGCGGGATCCCACGTCAGAAAGCGGGATCCCGAGCCAGCGTCGGAAGTCGTAGGTGAGCGCTACTCGGTGCTCGTCGATGAATTCGACGAGCCCTCGGATTCCCCCAGGCTCAGCCCGAGCGCCTTCTCGAACTCGTTGAAGAACCCGGTGACGAGTCGCATGTACTCGAGCGCGCCGAGCCCGTTCACTTCCTCCTGCAGGGCTTCGTCGCCGAGCGCCTTCATGACGATCTCGAACTGCTCGTCCTGCTCGAGATCGCGCGCCGCGAGCATCTCGCGCAAGATCGAGGAAGGGAAGTCGAGATCGAGGATGATCTCGCCGCCGTCCTTCTTCTGGAAGTGCAGCATGTCCTCGTCGGTGACGAAGATCTTCGGCTTAGGGCCAGCCTTTGCGGTCTTCGCTGAGGCGGGTCGTGTGGTGGATCGAGCAGCCATGATGGCTCCTTTCAGGGTTAGGGGTGGAGGGGGTTAGGTGTGCGCCGCGACACCCCCGTGGCCGCGACGCACACCGGTCTGGCTAGTCGCCTGGGTTCGTGCCGCCGTCGGCGACGTTGATCACCCACTCGGAGTAGTTCCGGTTCTGGAACCACTCGTGCGGGAGACGACTGAACGTCGTGTTCCAACCGCGCGGCGTGCCGCGTTCCGACTGGTCGCGCTCGACGGCGGAGACGGTCACGACGCCACACGTACGCTCGACGAAGTATCGGCCGGCCTTGGTCTTGTAGACCTCCTCCGTGAACAGCAGGTACTGCTCGCCGGACCCGGCAGCGTCGACGTAGATGTGCCCGTTCGCGTCCGGCTTCACGCCGTGCACGATCTCCCGCACGATCTCGTCGTTCTGCGCGAGCCCAACCTGCAGGGTCGAGTTCGAGTTGCCGGCGGCGAGCTGGTACCCGACCTGCCAGAACTCGGTCGGGTCGCCGTCGGCCTCGTCGGTGGGCTGGAAGCCGCCGTCCTGCTTGATCAGGCCCAGCTTGCGGTAAGCGGCGGGAAGGACGAGCGTTCGTGCTCCGCCCTCGGCGGGGGCGACGACGTTCGCCTCGTCGTACGGCGCGACCGCCGCGAAACCGGTGATCGGAATCGCAACGGCGCTGAGGTCGTTGCCCGCTTCATCTGCGGCCATGATGTCTCCTTCGAGATAGAGGAAAGCCCGCCGCAGTCGGCAGGCGGGTTCGTGGGGGTGGTCTGTGGGGTCACCAATCGCCGATGACGCTGTAGGCGACGGTCATGTACCTTCGGGCTTTGTCGGCCTGCTCGGGCACCGCATAGGGGCCGTTGCATCCGTCCCACTCGATCGATGCGATCGGGGATCCGGGCCAGGTGAGGATCGCCTCGTCGGTCAGGTCCGCGAAGACCTCTCGCGCGAGCTCGTTCGCCGAGAAGTCGTTCAGGCGCGTTCCGGCGAGGACGGAGACGCCTGCGGATCGGTCGAACGTGGGCCATCCGGTGCGCGCGCCGGAGTCATCGCGGACGACGATCTGATCCGGAGACGACACCGTGAGGTCCGCGGGTTCCTTGTTGCCGATCTTCACGACGTCGCCACGCTCGGCGGCACGTTCGCGCAGGTATCGGGTGAGGAACAACTCGAGATCAGGGGGCGTGACTCTAACCACGGCGCGCCACCTTCTTGAGCGCGCGAGCAAGGTTGCCCGTCACGGCCTCGACGAGGAGCGTCTTCCAGTCGTCACCGACCACGCGATAGACGGTGCGATAGCGCGCCTGCTCCTTCTCGATGTGCAGGCCATTCTTGTAGTCCTCGGTGTCGACGGGTGCGCCAGCTTTCGCCTCAGCCAGAACCGCGTTCGCACCCTTCTCCGTGAGCCGTTCGACGCCCGCTGACTTGCCGATCTGGTCGAAGTACTTCTGGTTGAACTGCACGGTCGTGCGCGGCATCCGATCACCCCTTGAAGTCCTCGACGTCGACGACGAGCGTCGGCTGCCAGCCCGTGAACGGGTTCTTGTCGTTCTCGGGGAACCCGACGATGCTCCACACTCGCGTGCCCTGCCGGATCCGGTCGCCGCGGCGCACATCAGCGTCGGGGTCAGGGATGATCAGCTGCTTGCCGGTCGTGGTCTGCCGGCGCACGTCACCGTCGGAGTCCGTGGATCCCTGCGACGAGAAATAGGCGCCGTCGAGCGCCTCCTCATCCGGGTTAGTCCAGTCCTCGCCGATCGGTTCCCCGCTGTAGGGGTCCTCGATGATGCCCGCACGTTGGCGGACGAACGCCTCGCCGAATGCGAAGCCGTCTCCCCCGCCGTCGATCCAGTCGAGCGCGGTACTCATCGTGAGCCCCACTCGAGCCGGTACGTCGACAGGGTCTCCTTCTCCATCGCGAGGAGAGGTATCGAGATCGGTGCCCCGCCGGCGGACGCGTACGAGACGCTCGCGCCGTTGACGGACTGCGACGAGATCACGCCGCCAGCCTGCGGCCCGCGCTTCGCCGCGCCGACGATGACCGCCGCCACCTCGGGCACCTCTTCGAGGTCATACCCGTGACGGAGTGCCACCGAAACTCGGCCAAAGCGTGGCGTCCACCTGCCCGATTGCAAGCGCAGCATGCCCGCTCGCGACGTGTCGACGTCGGCTGTCACATCGACGCCGTCGTTCATGACGGAGACGAGCTCCACGACACGGAGCGACGGCAGGAGAATGTCCCTGCCGCCGCTCCCGTCGAGGGTCAGCGTCTCGTCGATGATGGGGGCTACGTGCCAGCCACAGAAACGCCGGACGGCGCCGTGCGCAGCTTTCAGCCAGAACGCCGCGTTGACCGCGGTCGTCTCGCCCACGATGGGCGGGATCGGGTCAGGCATGTGGCCCCCTTCCCATCACTTCGCGGCAGGTGCCTGGCGACCGCGCTTGACCGTCTCCGGTTCACGCACCTTGGTCGTCTCGGGCTCCTTGACCTTCGTTGCGGCCTCGTCCGACTTCTCGTCGTTCTTCGAGTCGGCGTCGAGCTCCTTGCGGCGCTCAGCGATCTCCTTCTCGAAGTCAGCACGCTCCTGAGCAAGCTGCTCCTCGTGCACACGACGGGTCTCGTCGAGCTCGGCCTGCAGCTCTGCTCGCGCCTTCTCCGCCTCGACCGATGCCGCCGACTCGACAGGGACGTTCGTCCTTACAGCAGCGACGATGTCTTCACGCTCGGCGTCCCGTTTGCGGTACCGGACGTTGTCCTTCACGACGATGTTCGCCATCACTGACCTCCCTCTTCGGCGCCGGCGGCGAGCTGCACGACGGCGAGCTTGGCCGGCTGGCGGAACAGCTGCAGGGCGCGCAGCTCGGCACGGACGTACACGAGGTTGCGCTGGGCGTAGTCCTTGTGCTGGTTGAACGCGAGGATCGCCAGTGCCTCGAAGATCAGCAGCTGGAACGCCCGGAAGTCACCCATCAGCGCCTGCCCCTTGGGCATCGCGGCCGACGTGACGCGGGGAACAGCCCAGATCGACTGCGGCCCCGTACCGAACGGGCCGTTGCCGTAGAAGCGGCCCATGTCGTCCTTGAGGAGATCGAACTCCTCGTCGTCCTCAGGGTTGAGCACGATCGCCTGCGGTGCCGTCGACGACGTCTCCCACAGGAGCGTCTTGCCCTTCCGGACCGACGTGACCGCGTCCGTCGCGAACGCCTGCTGCAGAACACCGGTGGTGTTCATGATGCCGTTCGGCTCGTCGTTGTCCTCGTCGCCCACGAGCACGACCCGCTCGATCTCGTCACGCAGGTTCTGCGTCAGGATGCCGTTGATCAGCGATGCGAGCGCGCCGTCGTCGTTGAGCTCCTGCTGCGTCGCCTCGATGCCGTCGGCGTAGGTGTGAGCCTTCGCGTCGGCCGTGCGGGTCTGCAGATCCGAGATCGGCTTGAGGCCGTCCGACGGCGCCGTGCCGCCGGGGGCCGTGGTGCCGTACTCGCGCACGATCTTGGCGTTGTTCGTCACCGAGATCAGCTGACGGTACTCAAGCCACGCGGCATCCGTGGTACCGACCGTGATCAGGTCGAGGAGCGTGTTCGGCTTCCGGTAGGTGACATCCTCGATACCCGGCAGGCGGGTCGGGGTCGTGTCGCCGTTGTCGACCGTGTTCAGCGGCGCCTTGATCGCCCGCATCGAGGCCTTCTTCGACGTGACGCTCTTCGCCTCGATCGAGATCGGGGTGCCCTTCGCGACACCGTTCGGGTGACGCTCACGGAACGCCTTGAGCGCCTCCGAACCCACGAACGCGTCGCCGACCGATTCGGCGGCACCCTCACGACCCTTGCGCGATTCGCGCTCCGGCGCGGGCTTCTCGTCTTCGACGGTGACCGCCGACTTGAGCGCCGCGGCGGCGTCCTCCTGCGCCTTGATCTTTGCCTGCACCGCGTCGATCTCCGACTTCAGCTCGGGGATGCGTGCGACGTCTTCCTCGGTGAGGTCGTCCGCCGACTTCTTACTGAGTTCCTCGACCTCTGCGAGCAGGGCCGCCAGCTTTGCCTTGAGATTCATTTCAGGCTCCTTTCTCGGCCCCGCGGGCCAGGTTGGTGAGAGTGAGCAGCGCGGCAGCCTTCTGCTGCGCCAATGCGAAAGCCCCCGAGGATTCGGGGGCTGGGTCTGCGTCACCGGGGTCCGGGTCAGCGGGTGGGGGTGCGTCGACGGGCGCCGGAGGATCCGACGTCGCGGCGACAAGCTCTGCGGCGGACTTCACGTCGATCACCCGGGTCTCAGGGTTCGAGCCGCGGAGCACGAGCGACACCTCGACAAGGTCGAACTCGTAAACGGCCCAGACGTCACGGGCGCCACGCTTCTCGAGCCGCACGGATCCGGACGGCTCGAAGCCGCCGATCGAGAACTCGCGGACGCGGCCGGACTTCACGAGCCGGTAAGCCTTTTTGCCGTCCGGGTCGTCCATGTCGAAGTCGATCGTGATGACAAGGCCTTCGTCAGTCTCCTCGCCTATGAAGCCGCCGAGGTGAGCGCCGAGGTCATCCCACTTGTGATGCCACATGAACGGGAACGGGAACTCGCCGCGGCGTTCAAGTGCATCCTTGAACGCTCCCGGCATCAGTTCTTCGTCCTGGTCGTCCACGACGCCGAACGCCGATACGAGGGCAACCACGCGCCCCAGGTCGTCGTCCGCGTCCTTGAGCGTGATCCCGAAGCTCTTGCGCGCCTCACGCACTGCTGGTGCTGCCATCTGTGCCACCTCCTGATTTTTCGTCGTCGCGCACCGTCACCGGCAAGAGCCCGCTGTGTGCGATTGGATCCAGCCCCACCGCGGCGAGCGCCGGCTCCGGCAGGAACCCCGATCGGATCAGACCGTTCGCGGCCGCGATGAGCTTCGCGAGTTCGTCGACTGTGAAGCCTCCGACCTTTGCGGCGCCTGCCTCACCGAGCGCGAGAGATGCGCCGCCGCCCTCTGTCACGCCGTCTTGCGGGGATGCCTGCCCGCCGATGAGGACGTTGAGCGGTGTGAGGATCTCGTCGGTGCCGTCAAGCTTCGGCATGTTCTGCATCGACCGTGCTTCCGCACGCGTCATCCACGGCCCTCCGACCGATGTCGAGATGACCTTGGCCTGCTCGATGAGGGAACCGTTGATCGCCGCCTGGCGGTCGAACTCGGCATAGAACTGATCGCCCGCGGCGAGCGCTGGGATGATCTCGGCGTTGAGCGCCTGCTCGAACTCTTCGAAATGCGGTCCGAGCGTGGGTCCGAACAGCATCTGCCGAAATGCGGCGATGTTCGAGAACGTGCCCTCGCGGGCACCGACCAACTCCGGCGGGACGAAGTAAGACGAGGCGACTTCGGCATCGGTGAGCTTCCGCCCCTCGATGTCGAGCGCATCGACCGGCGAGATGGTCGTGGACCAGTCCTCCCACTCCATGCCGTCTTCGAAGATCGGCGCGCCGCCGACCTTCCCCGCTCGGAAGTCACGGAACGTCTCGACCCAGCGTTGCCGCTGCGCCTCGCCCCACTTCGGGGCGTTGGCTGGCCGCTTCACGATGCCCGAGAACTTCGGGCGCTCGTCCCACAGGCTCCGACGCCACTCGACGGCCGTGGCCTGCTCGTTCAGGATTGCTTCGAGCGTCGACAGCGGCGAGACACCATCACCGGACCAGGCGTCCCACCCAGTGCCGAGAGCGATCGGGAGCTCGGTGAGATCCACTGTGCGGTTGGCGATGTTCACACCGACGAACGTGACCTCGTCCAGCGCGTTCGACTCGATGACGAGCGCGCGCGGCGGGATTCGATGCGGTACCCCATCCGGGGTGAGCACGATGCACCACCGGTCGTACAGGCACTTATCGATCGTGATCCGTTCCATCAGCTTGAAGCCGGAGCGGAATCGCTGGGGTTGGCGCATGGCGCGTTCAGCCGGCGAACCCGATGCGCGGCG